ACGAAGTTCTGCACGCTGAACACAACAAACATTGGTTTTGCCCAGGGAAAACCCCTGTGGCCATTGCCCAGTTGGTTCAAGAGTTCGCCACCGTGACCGGTCGCCCAGTTGGGATAGATTTTAGCAATCTCGACGGATCAGTGTCAGCTTGGATTCAGAGACACATATCAAATGCGATCTTGCTGAAGTATTTCAGTGGAAATCCTGAGCTGGCAGCCTACCTCCGGATGCTGATTTCCTGCCCCGCCAGATCCAAATTGTTTGGGTTTGGTTATCTGGCCGGTTGTGGGGTGAGAAGCGGTTCTCCGATAACCTGCGATGGTAACACGGAGATTGCCGGATTCGTGCAGTACTCGGCGATTCGAATGACCCGTCCTGACCTGACCCCCAAGGAGTGTTTCCAACTGATGGGACCAGAGTTCGGAGATGACGGGTTGGCCGATGACCAATACAAGGCCGGCATTAACAAGGTTGCGAATGACCTCGGGTTGAGGGTGAAGCTGGAGGAGTTTAGACCTGAGGAGGGACTCGTTTTTCTGGCCAGGGTGTTCCCTGACCCCGTGAACACCCTCACTTCCTTCCAAGATCCGCTTAGGACCTGGCAGAAGCTGCACCTTACCAGCCGCGATCCCAACATCCCCATCGCCGATGCAGCAGTTGACAGAGTCACAGGATACCTGGTCACAGATAAATTGTCACCGTTGACCGGGGCCTATTGCCACGCCATCTACAGGATGTATTTGGAGAAGTGCGGATCCTATGAGAAAAGATCGACAAGGAAGAGCTATTATAAGGAAAAGCCTTATTGGATACACGGAGACAGCTATTGGCCGCAGAGTGTTGAGGATGAGGAACTCATGAGACAGTGCACATCGGTTCGCACAGGATTGTCCGTGGAACTCATTCGAGAGATGGAACAACACCTAGACACTTTGCAAGACCCTTGGTCCGTACCCACAGCCGACAGGGAACAAGAATCCCTGCTAAAGAACACGCTGGACGCTGATGGGTTGCCGGTGCCAGGGGCAGTGGACCATCGTATAGTTCACCATGAGTCAATCGTCCTACGAGCTGCTGGAAAACACGCCAAACACGTTGGCGTTGCTGATGTCCCTTGTGTCGAAGGAGATCGACCCCCAAGGAACAGCCTGGCCCACGGTGCGCAAAGATCTGGAAGCGTACCAGGATTTTCTCGGCGTGATGTGCAGCAAAATGCGCCGTGCGACCGCCAACCTCCTGATGAAGCCGAAAGTCGCGGCTTATCTCAAAGGGGAGGAAGTTTCCCCGGAAGAGGAGGCAGAGGGGGCGGCCGTGGCGGCACTACTCAACGAATCGCTGGCCGAGATGGCGACGGAGGAGGGGTGGGAGGACCTTCGAACCAACATAACCCCACTCGCCGACCGCCCAGGGGCAGGTGCAATCAATCCAGCCGTGCTGGCTCATCTCGAGGCATCCACAGCTGATGCCGCGAGCATTCAGAGTGGCGCCAGAGAGCGCATCGAGAAGTTCATCGATGGACTTGTCCAACTCTGAGGGACCGCAATTTGCGGACACAAATTATATATAAGGGTTCAATCCCAACACTTAATCATACAATCCATAACCGAATCATACCGGTTGATGCATATATAAGGGTT